GTCTATTTTCGTCTAAAGACGGAAACCCTTCAGGGTTTGGGCTAAAGCCCCTCTTGGATATATTCAGTCCGGGAGCCACTCAAGGGAGCAGACACAGACTGTGTAGCGGCCATTCTTAGGAATGGTCCCCTTCGGGGAGCGAGCCGCAGCTGACTGCATCAGTTTTGAACATTAATGTTCAATCCTGGCGAGTGAAGAATCTTCCTTCCTACAAGAAGGTCGATTCCTAGCTTAAGGTATCCGGTGGATGAATCCAATCCGGTACCTTCAAGGAAACCCTCGAGCATTGCTCGAGATAGTTCCCTATGACAGTGGTCTGTCGCTTCCGACAGATCACTTGTCAGCAGCTCAAAGTCTCTATAGAGTCTTTCAGCTACGGGTGAAGTTTTACCTGTTCTCAGGTCTTCCACCCATTCCCATGCAGGCTCGGACCGGCTTAAGCCGGCCCGAGCTGATGGGATCTCCTCCAGCAAGGACGTCAAAAGATGTCCTAACGGCTGGAGTAGTATTGTCACCCACCATTCATTGGCAGTGACAATTCGGGCTTTCCCTCCCGGCTCAGCCGAGACGGAAGCTCGTACTTGAGGAAAACCGATCAATTGATAGTTTTCATCAAGTAATTCTCGTTTTTGCCCTGCTTCAGCAGCGCATTGGAGAATCTGGAAACCTAGGTTACTGTCGTAACCAGCTTTCCGCATTCCGAGTAACCCTCCCGTGGGGAGGGGATCTCCGAATGAATATTCCTCTTGATTATAATCACGAGGAATACATAATGTCTGGCGCCAATTGACGCCAGCCATTATTGGGTAGTCTAGAACGTGAGTTCTAGATAATCCGGTTGAGTTCGCCCATCGGTCGAACTCAATTTGCACTTCGGCGGCCCTGCCGCCGTCAGTGCGACTGTAAGCAAACGAACTGGAGTTCGTTAGACTTACATGTTCAGGATTCGCTAAGTCCTTTTGGACTTGCGACCTGTTGACTTTTCGTCCGATTCTTCGGGCGAGAAGTCTTACCATCAACATCCTCTCTGGAGGAATGTCGACGGCAGGGGTTGTCAAATTGATTCGATGCTTACGCAACGAATCTTTTATCATCTCCCCCGTAGGGGGAGGCAACCCTCTCGTGGAGACAAAGTGTGCAAGGCGAGTGCCTTCACCTTTGCTCTTCAGGCCACGGTTTATGACTCTATCGAGCCAATCGTTGCCTGTTTTCCTGAATGAACCATCAGGTTCAAATCCAGGAAAATGACCAGGACCTTTCAAAGAAAGGTACTGATCAGATTTGATGGCGTTCGCTTTAACGAACATCATCAACTTCTTGTAATCAGCGAGCATCTCTTGATACCCGCTGGTCACACATTTGCTAACGACCCAACGGAATTGGGTCTTAACATAATCCCCGCCATCCAATAGGAAGGCCTCGGGAGAGGAAAGTAGCAGACCGTCTTCGACGGCCAGCCAAATCCTTTCAATTCTTTCCAGTTCGGAAACTGGAAGTTTTGACAGCCTATGTGCTATGTCTTTAGACAATAGCCCATGGCTAAGGTAATAACCCGCGAAGCCACGTTTGGCATCGCGGGGTACCTCTTCGATGTGGCGCAAGCGCCTTCGTCCCATTCGGGACGATGGAGCGAACACATTAATGTGTACGTCCAACAACGAAAACAGTTTGTTTTGCCGAGCCATTTGGCCAGCAAACCAACTGTCCGGATCAGGGTATGCCTCTTTAGAGGCATGGTCCCTGGGTCTATCCGCAAGAGATCCGTCGTCCACAATGGTGCCTGTTGGTAACCATGTTTGAACGTGCGGTATCATCTTCGTGGTTCAACTTTAGTTGAAAAAAAG